CTGGCGTCCCTTTGTGGGGTGGATTTGTGGGTTTGCGCTACTGTACCACTTTATCCTCTGCCCACTGATTATATTTGTAGTGACACTTTCTGGTGCAGCGATACCACCACTGCCTGAGTTTGACATGGGTAGCCTTATGACAGTGCTGTTGGGTATGCTTGGAATTGGCGGTTTACGTTCATATGAAAAGACCAAAGGCTTAACAAAATGACCAAGCTGTCCGAAACCTCAGAATTTACCATACCGCTAAAGAACCTTCTGGCTCTGATCGGCGCGACGGCAGTGAGTGTTTGGGCGTACTTTGGAATTATAGAGCGGCTGTCTTTTCTTGAGCATGAACAGGTAATGCATTGGGAAGAAATTAGTGAGAATGACAGTTGGATAGATGACTGGAAGCCTCCTGCTAGTGTTCAGAAAAACATTGAGCGGGTACGCGCGATGGAGTTGCAGATAAAAGAATTGCAGATGCGGCTTCACTTTTTGGAAAGCAAATAGTGTGGGTTTTAGTATGGATACAGTTAATTACGGGGATGCCGTTAGAATACTATCAATTGGACAGCTTTGATAGTAGAACGGTATGTGAACAGTATAGGCAGAGGGCAGAGATTTTAGTTACACACACTAACATGACTGTCGTCTGTTTAAGCGTAAGGATAAAAAAATGACTTTTAAACTAAGTTCACGGAGCGAGGCCAAGCTAGAGGGTTTAGACCCACGCCTTGTTGCGGTTGTTAAATCTGCCATCCACAAAACAAAGATCGACTTCGGCGTTATCTGCGGAATGAGAACGCTGGAAGAACAGCAAGACCTTGTCGCCAAGGGCGCATCGCAGACGATGAAGTCTAAGCACCTCCAAGGATATGCCGTTGACCTGATGGCGTATATTGGATCAAGAGCTTCGTGGGAACTCAATCTGTATGACGATATTGCAGATGCGATGGCCGACGCTGCAAGAGAAGTGGACGTTCCCATCAGGTGGGGCGCGGCGTGGACAATTTCAAATATAGCACAGTTTCACGGTGGGACTATGGAAGATGCCATGAACAGCTACATTGACGAACGTAGAACCCAAGGTCGCAGACCATTCATAGACGGCCCACATTTTGAACTGATGGTGTAACATGCCCCTTAAAAAAATCCTGTTAAAAGCCGGTGTTAACCGCGAGAATACTAGATACACCAGCGAAGGTGGTTGGTACGAGTGCAATAACGTCCGTTTTAGGCAGGGCACCCCTGAAAAGATTGGCGGCTGGACACGACTAAACACTGTAAAGTTTCTAGGTGTCGCACGGTCTCTTTGGAACTGGATTACGCTAGGGGGGCAAAACCTTATCGGCGTGGGCACTAATATAAAATTTTACATCGAGAACGGTGGTACATTTAACGACATAACTCCGCTTAGAAGTACAACCAGTGCAGGTGAGGTTACGTTTAGTGCATCTGTTACTACGTTAAGTGCAGCGATTACTTCTACGACCGCAACTACTATCCCAATCACAGACGCCACAGGGTTTCCTTTGGTAGGACTGATCTTGATTGATAGCGAAGTTATATCTTACACAGGCATTACTGATAACACCTTAACAGGCTGCTCTCGAGGAGCGGCTAAACTCGTCAATGACGTGGCTACTAACACTACAGCGGCTACACATAGCAATAGCGCAGGTGTAACTTGTTTTACTATCCTAGTTAGTGACGCTAATAACGGAGCTACGGATGGCGATTTTGTAACTTTTACTGATGCCACACCCATGGGCGGTAACTTTACCGCTGCTGTATTAAACCTCGAGTATGAAATATTAACTCGTGAAGGCCAAGATAAGTACACAATACTAGCAAGAAGTTTTAGCAATACCACAATCGCGTTTAGCAATGTGGCGTCTACATCGGCTGATACGGGCAATGGGGGCAGTTCAACCGTGGGGGCGTACCAACTTAACGTCGGCGTAGCTACAGCTTCAGAGGTATCAGATTGGGGCGCAGGGGGTTGGGGCGCAGGTTTGTTTGGGGCTGGTGTGACTAGCCAAGAAATATTGCGTATATGGTCCCAGCAAAACTTTGGCGAAGACTTAATATTCGGGCCTCGTGGCGGTCGTATATACTACTGGGCGGCTACAGATGACTTGCGTACTAGAGCAGTAGAGCTATCAGGGTCAAACGTACCTGTAATACAAAACCTTATTCTCGTGTCGGATATTAACCGTTTTGTGTTTTGTTTCGGCGCTAATCCGTTGGGTTCAGCCGCACGAGACCCTATGTTAATTCGCTGGTCCGACCAAGAAAACGCTGAAAATTGGACTCCAGATGCAACGAACCAAGCGGGTAGTTTACGACTGTCCCGAGGCACAGAAATTGTAGCCGCTTCTCAGGCTCGACAGGAAGTTTTGGTGTGGACTGACTCGTCCTTGTATTCCCTGCAGTATGTAGGTGCAGAATCTGGAGTGTGGGCCGCTACGTTAGTCGGTGAGCAGTCGTCTATAGCCTCTCAAAATGCTGTAGCGTACGCTAACGGTGTTGCTTACTGGATGGGCAAAGATAAGTTCTATAAATACGATGGGCGGACGCAACCGCTACCCTGCAATTTACGCAAGTACGTGTTTGGTGACTTTAACCCAGAACAGTTTGACCAAGTGTTTTCGGGCAACAACGAGGCATTTAACGAAGTGTGGTGGTTCTATTGCTCTGCGGATGTGGATACTGCGGACAGCTACGTAGTTTACAACTATGTCGATAACATATGGTATTATGGGTCTATGGCACGATCTGCTTGGTTGGACTCAGGACTTCGGGCTTTCCCACTCGCAACTACATACAACGGCGTGGTTGTAGAACACGAAAAGGGTATTGACGACAACGAGACAGCTACACCTGCCGCTATATCTGCGTTTATAACCTCTGCTGAATTTGATCTTGAAGACGGCCACCAGTTTGCGCTTGTGTCTAGGATGATACCAGATGTGTCTTTTGAGGGGTCTACAGGCAACAGCCCGACTATAAACATGACATTACAACCTTTAAACTCTTCGGGGTCGGGGTTTAACTCACCTGCTTCTGAAAGTGGTGTAAACACAGGGACGGTGATACGCACTGCTAGTTCTCCTGTTGATGTATACACAAGTCAAATACACACTCGCGTAAGAGGTAGGCAAATGTCTATGAAAATAGAGTCCTCCACTGTAGGCGTACAATGGCAGCTAGGTTCGCCTAGACTTGACATGCGCCCTGATGGGAGACGGTAATGGCTAATAACGATCATGTCATAGGGTTTCGTGCGCCAGCGCTGCCATACCCACCTAAAGAATACGAACCGTTTCAGTTTGAAGAAGCTAACAAAGTTCTGCGATTGTATTTTAATCAGTTAGACAGCGCGTTGCGAAACAATTCTTTAGCGAAACAATCTGAAGCTATAGGGTGGTTTATCGGTTAATGGGAAATATATATGTAAACGCTAAAAAAGACCTCACGACCACTAACGTGACCACGTTGTACACCTGTGCTGCGCTGACAACAGGCATAATAAAGTCTATCATAGTGTCAGAAGATACGGGCAACGCAGACACAATAACGGTCACCCTGACCAACGGAACGTCTGTGTTTAGCCTGTTTAAAACCGCAGCAGTCGGGGCTAACGGCACCGTAGAATTACTAACCGCTCCCCTTGTTGTAGGCGCTAGTGAGATACTAAAAGTAACAGCGGCTACTGCTAACAGGTTACACGTAGTAGCGAGTATTCTTGAAGTAACTTAACTAGCCATTGGTGTAGAAATGTCGTAGCGTAGCCGCACCCTTAACAGATAGGTGCAAAATGGACTTTATAGAACTTTTCGACGCGTGCGTAATTGAAACCAATCCGCGTCCAGACAAATACACAAAACCAACATCTTTAGAAACATCTCTGTCAGAAGAAGATATCGGGCTGGATAGCTTGGATGTGACGCTTACTATGGTGCTATTAATGGAGGTATACGGCATACCTGACACTGAGGATTTTAACGTACCCACGGAGTCTTTAGGCGCTATGCAAGAATACATGCAAGCCAATAAAACTAGAGAATTTGATTCTGTAGAAGCCGCTATGGAGTCTGTTACATGATATACATGACCCAATGCGCCACACTTTGTACAACAGAGATTGTTGACATCGACGACATAGTACATCCGCAAAAAGTTAATGTGATTATGGACACATACAAACGAGCCAAAAGCGGTATATCCTACCCACCTCATAAGGCGTTTGACCGTGTTATAAAACAAGACGTAATTGATTATGTGCTTAACAACCCTGTTGAGGGTAAGACGGCTTTTATTTTTGCTGCAGGTAGCCAAGGCTGGGGCTGGAACACGGGTAAATATGACCGTAACCCTGACGCAAAACTGCACAGCAAATGCAAGATACCGTTTATTACTCTGTCTAATATCTATGCGGGACGCATTGCGAGCATCTTTCACGTAGCGGACCACGTTAGTACCGACGCAAGCGCGTGTGCTTCAGGGCTAAAAGTGCTTATGGATATGCAGCATTTGTTCCACTTGTACGGTTTTGATCGTGCCATCGTTATGGCGGGGGAAGATGCTACATCTATACAGACCCGTGAGTTTTTTGGGGAAGCCAAAGCGCACATACCTTTAGATTCGACTCGTGTGCCCTCTGCGTTTGACAGTGAAAACTACGGGTTCCATGTTGGGCAGGGCGCGGCTCTAGCAGTATTTGAGCGTGAACATAAGGGTATGGCAGAGCCACTGTGTAAGTTTATGGGCGCGTATGCTGCAT